CGTTGAAACTGTGTGCCTCTTGAGCAACCGAAAACCAGATACCACGGTAAAACTCAGCGTGGATATGGATGATTACTACCGTATTAAAGATGGTAAAGAGCCTAAATAAAACCGAATAATACACTGAAACAAAGCAAGACAGAAGCTGTTGATGCGTTAGAAGATAACGTGTCAGCGGCTTTTTCTTTTTATCTAAAAATCTATTAGTCAAGTCTGAAAGGAGTCAATTCTATGGCAAAGAAAAATGTAAGAAATATGAAGGTTTGTGGACAGAGCGGTTATAAATATGAGACAGTTCCGGCGATTACATTAAAAGGAAAGTGGCTGGAAGAACTGGGCTTTCATCTTGGGGATTATGTGCAGGTGAAATGTGAAAATGGTCAGCTGATTATCACGCCGGATGTGAATACAGCACAGGAGCAGGAAGCAAAAACGGCATTTATGGATGAGGAGATTAAGAAACTGAAAATCAGATACCAGAATGAAAAGGAAGAAATTACTGCAAAATATGTGGCAGAGCAGAGTGCAGGCTGTTATAGAAAGAAAGCATGAGAGGGGGAGAATGTATGGCAAGGATTATTATGTGTGGATCATTTAAAGGGGGAGTTGGCAAAACTGCCAGCTCCTGGAACCTGGCTTATTCACTGGCTGAAATGGGAAAAAGGGTTCTGGCTGTTGATTTTGACAGCCAGGCAAATCTGACTACCTGCTTCGGAATTATAACCTGAAAAATGCGCATTACGCTTTACTGACGGTCGGAGAGGACGGGGCGGTGTCCTATGCAGCGCCGGTGCCGCTTCCGGGATCTGTATCACTGTCCCTGGATGCCAACGGGGAACCGGAGAATTTTTATGCGGATGGCATTGCGTACTATGTGATCAACAACAATATGGGCTATGACGGGGATCTGGAGCTTGCACTGATTCCGGAGAGCTTCCGGACGGATGTGCTGAGAGAGAAGCTGGATTCCAAGGGTGTTCTGATTGAAAACTCGGATGCAGAACTGGCACTGTTTGCCCTGCTTTTTGAGTTTGACGAGGATGTGCGCCATATCCGCCATGTGATGTATAACTGTTCGGCTTCCCGTCCGAAGATCGAGGGCAAGACCAACGAGGAGAAGAAGGAAGTGCAGACGGAAACGCTGACCATTAAAGCCACGCCATTGTCGGATGGAAAGGTGAAGGCAAAGACAGGAAATACTACGGATGCAACTGTTTATGCAGACTGGTACAAGGCGGTGTATCTGCCGGCCGCGGATCCGGCTTCTTTGCAGGCTGATAATGGTGGAAAGTCTGTTGCGGATGCTGCAGGAAATGGAAAAGCACTGAGCTGAGGGGGATTCAGATATGAGTATGATGAAGAAGATTGAGATTGACGGGAAGGCGGTTGCTTTTAAGGCTTCTGCCGCCATTCCGCGTATTTACAGGATTAAGTTCCAGAGGGATATCTACAAGGAGTTATCTGTGCTGGAAAAGAGTATCGGGGACGGGGATCCGGAAAAGTCTTCCCTAGATCTGTTTTCCCTTGAGATGTTCGAGAACATTGCGTATGTGATGGCGAAGCATGCGGATACGTCGATTCCGGATAATCCGGAGGACTGGCTGGATGAGTTCAACACGTTCAGTATTTATCAGGTTCTGCCGAAGCTGATCGAGCTGTGGGGGATGAACATCAGGACGGATGTGGAGGCTAAAAAAAACTTCATGCAACAGACCGTGAAATGACCACTCCCCTGTTTCTTCTCCGGTGTGTGCAGCTGGGGATTTCCATCCGGGATCTGGATCTGCTGACTATCGGGATGGTGAATGATATGTTTGTGGAGAGCAGGAACGATGAGTATAAGGGATGGAGACAGGTTGCCACACAGGAGGATTTTGACAGGTTTTGATTTGATGAAATGTGGTGACAGGATGATTCAGAAAGGGTATAATGGGTTCATCAAAATTTAACGCTTGAGAAAAGAGGAGTAAACATGGCAAAGAAAGAAGAAAGATTTGAAGTTATATTTAAAGACGGAAGTATGCTTAAAGATGAAGGAATTCGTCAAATTCTTGTAGATAAGGAGACTGGGGTTAACTACCTTTGTTGGAACTCCGGACTTGGAGCCAGTATTACACCTCTTCTGGATTCTGAAGGAAAAGTCATAGTTACAAAGCAAATTTAAGTTTGGAGAATTGAGAAAATCGTGAGCTGTTGAATGGATTTTTGAGGATTACCGAGGAAACAGTATGAAAAAATGTAAATATTGTGGAAAAAAATTAAATGACAATTTTGAGTTTTGTAACAGCAAATGTGAAAATTGTTATGAAAAGATGGTGGATAAAGACAGCCATAAAATCAAGTATTTTATATTAGGCATTATTTTGGGCTTCTTAGTTATGTTTTATGGCATTATTTCTAACAATAATGTCTTCATAATAGGAATTGGAATTATAGTAATGGGTATAGATGTTGTTTTATTGCCATTTACAACTCCCGAAACAATAAATTTTCTAGGATATAAAAAGTCGAAATTTGCAGGAAGAATATCAGGTATATTGCTTATAGTAGTTGGAGTATGGATGTGGTTTATTCAATGATAAATCCCAGCCTGCAAAGTTGAAAATAAATTGAAAGTCACGAAATCGGAGGAGTTAATGATTATGTGGAATGAATTAGGCATAAGTGGAGGAACCGCAATTGTTATTTTGATCGCACTGTATTTTGTTATCAAATGGGCAGTGAAAAATGGTATCAAAGAAGCCTACAGCGCCATCACTGGAAAGAAAACTGATGAAGATGTCAGAAACGAAAAAGAACTGAAAGAACTCGGATTTGAGTTAGAAGATAAATAAAAGTTTTCAGGTGGTGTTTCTATGAAGAAAAAAGTACTTGCAATTATGTTAGTTACGGTATCAATAATGTTGATTTCGGCGTGTGGGAAAAAAGAAAAACTGTACGAAATTTCTGATCTGTCGCAGTATAAGACAGATTATGTAGGAGATTCTTCGAATGTTATAAATATTGTAAGTAGTCAAGAGTATCCGGAGGGATATTCATATGACAGTATAGAGATACAGTCTGAAACAGAGCCTTATGGATTAACCGTTTTTCTAAAAGATGAACCGTCTGCATCCAGGATTGAAGATGAATTGCAGGTTAATGCAGATATGACATTTAACTTGATTGGTAATTTGGGAACACTTGATTATAGAATCGCAGACAGCAAAGAAATCATTGCATCGTATGAACGGTAGAGAGATTGTTCTACAACTTTCAGTTCTATTGATTTAATAAAAGAAGATATGGAAAGCATTTGTCAGGAATGGCAGATGCTTTTTTTGTGCCCGGAGTGATCCGGGTATTTTTGTGCCTTTTTTATGGGACTTAGGGGGTGAGCTGTATGGCAGGGAACAGAATCAGGGGGATCACTGTCGAGATTGGCGGTGATACCACGAAATTGCAGACTGCCCTGAAAGGGGTTAATACGGAGATCAGGAATACGCAGAGCCAGTTGAAAGATGTGGAGAAGCTTCTGAAGCTGGATCCGGGGAATACGGAGCTGATCGCGCAGAAGCACAGACTGCTGGCACAGGCGGTTTCTGAAACAAGGGAAAAGCTGGAGACTTTGAAGACTGCACAGCAGCAGGCGGATGAGGCACTGCGGAACGGAACGATTTCCCAGGATCAGTATGATGCCCTGCAGAGGGAAATCGTTGAGACGGAACAGAGACTACGGAGTCTGGAAGAGCAGGCGAACCAGTCTGCGACTGCTTTGCAGAAAATCGGGGCGACCGGTGAGAAGCTGCAGACAGTTGGAAACAAGATTTCTTCTGTGGGACAGAAGCTGCTTCCAGTGACGGGAGTGGTGACAGGGCTTGGAACGGCGGCGGTGAAAACTGCCGCTGATTTTGACTCTGCGATGAGTAAGGTGGCGGCTGTGTCTGGGGCAACGGGATCTGATTTTGACAGCCTCCGGGATAAGGCCAGGGAGATGGGTGCCAAGACAAAGTTCTCTGCGACTGAGGCAGCGGATGCCATGAACTATATGGCAATGGCCGGATGGAAGACAGAGGATATGCTGTCTGGTATTGAAGGCGTTATGTATCTGGCTGCAGCATCCGGGGAAGACCTGGCAACGACTTCTGATATTGTGACGGATGCGCTGACAGCTTTTGGGCTGACTGCAGCGGATTCGGGACATTTTGCAGATGTGCTGGCGGCTGCTTCCAGTAATGCCAATACCAATGTGTCCATGATGGGCGAGACGTTCAAGTATTGTGCGCCGATTGCGGGGGCGCTGGGATTTTCGGTTGAGGATACGGCGGAAGCAATCGGTCTGATGGGGAATGCGGGTATCAAGGCTTACCAGGCCGGTACTTCCATGCGTTCCATCATGACCAACCTGACCGGGGATGTGAAGCTGTCGGGTGCGGCGATCGGGGATGTGACCATTGCTACCACGAATGCGGACGGTTCCATGCGGAGCCTGTCTGCAATTCTGGCTGACTGCAGGGGAGCTTTTGCAGGAATGACGGAAGCTGAGAAGGCAAATAATGCGGAAGCTCTGGTTGGAAAGAATGCAATGTCAGGATTCCTTGCACTGATGAATGCGGCTCCAGAGGATATTGAAAAGGTGTCGGGGGCAGTGAATAACTGTAAGGATGCTGCAAAGAACATGGCGGATACCATGCAGGATAATCTGGAAGGACAGCTGACTATTCTGAAGTCACAGCTTCAGGAGCTGGCGATCTCTT